CGAAACTGTTTCCAGAATTTTGGAAACCCGTCCACACACGCATCATGACGCACATCATCGAAGACCATACAAGGACCTGTGTCTACAAAATCGGGAGCACAACTTTGTTCGAGATAGAGTTGGACGGGACGGTCGTCTCGGGATACGGGCCGGACACCACTGACGGCAACGGCAACAGGAACGCGGCTGTCAGCGCTTACATCCAATGGAAAGCCGGTCTCTGGGCGCCCGTAGTAGACCCCGAAACGAAACAAACGCGCAGGCCAAAACAGAGCGAGCGCACAGTCATCGCGACCTACGTCGCCGGCGACGACAACTGGACCCACGTGAGCGCCCACGTGCTGAAAAGATATGAAGAAGCCTACTGGTCAGTGGTCTGCAAGAAAAACGACGGCCAAACACACGGAATTGGCTGGGTCGCCAAGATGATGATCAAGCAGGGCGGGCCTAACAAGCGCTTTGACTTCTGTTCGAAAACCACCTTCAAGGTAGGTGACAGACACATCCTGGTCCGCGACTTGAACAAGTTTATCGCCAACGGGCGTGTTTACACGGGCGCAGAAAAAGCTCTGCTATCCGACCCGAATCTGCACGCAGAAGCAGTGGCCCGCTCGGCGCAAGAGAGCATGGGACGTTTCGGGTTTTTCCGGGAGATGCACAACATGTCGCGCAAGGTCCAAGAAGATGAAGAGCGGAAACATAGCCAACAAGTGGCCTTGCACGCTGCGGAACAACATCGCAAGCGGGAGCGCATGTTCCAGTCATTCCTGTGGGCCAGGCAGGCAGACGACTGGCAGAACGACCACGTACAACTGCCCTATTCTTACAAAGAAGTGGTTCTGTACTACCAGTGGAAGCACCAGAAAGAAGTCACGCCACTCGGTGCCAGCCGCATGCTCATGGCCCTCGTTGCAGACCCAAACGTCATCGACCTCAACACGCAAGCGCTGGGCTTCAAGCCGCTGGGATGTGCGGGTACCTACCAAACAACAACTACAATGGACAAAGTGAAAAACAACAGCGCAATCAACAACGCAAAGAGTGACATCATCAAAGTCATCCGCAACGTCACAAAACCGGGGCTCACCGGCAAAGGGAAAAGGAAACCGCAAAAGGTGGCAGTAGTCGTGCAGCAAGCAAAGGACGCAAAAACGGCGTACAACGGGGCAATCCGTGAGTACGCGGCCTGTGTCTTGCGCCCGGACCTGTACACCGCAAAAATTCCTAGCCTGTTCCCTATCCCGACGCATCTCTGCCAAACCAAGGGTGTGCAGTACTTGACGACCAACGCAACAGGCAATATCTGCATCGGGTTGTTGCCCCACAGGGTGGCGAATACACTCGTCTACAACAACTCTGCGAGCTACACGGAGACGTCAACTTGGCTCGCCGGGTCCTGGTCGGAAGCAGTGCCAGCCGCCATAAATACGTATAGCACACAATTCAGAGTCGTGGCGGCTTGGATGAAAGTCGAATACTTGGAGCCGGCCCTGACTCGTAAAGGGGTGATCACTTGTGGGTTCATGCCTTACAGTCCGTTCGCGGGTGGCGTGGCTTTCACAAACGACGCCTTGCGGGACCAACCAGGCGTCCAGGCATACAACGCGAGTACCACGCCCAAAGCGTGGGGGCGATACGTACCCATCGACCCATCCAGCCTCGTGTTTTACTCTGGGACACTCACCGGCACACAGCCCACGATCGCATGGTGTCTCAGTGGAGGTGCCGCCAACTCAAGCGTGGCCGTCGCGTATCGCATAGTCTATGAGATTGTGCCCGCGCCACAGTACACGGACTTGTTGGTGCCAACGAAGGGCCCGCAGGGAGACCCGAACGACGCAGTCGTGAAACTGGTTAGCGCGCCAACTTCGGGCACAGGCGATCTGTCGAGTGGAGGCGGTTTCGCGATGAAGTTCAAGGAAGGAGTCAAAGGACTTCGCGAGCATATGGAGGAGTACGCCTACAGTGCAGCAGCTGACAAGCTACGCGCGTACGCTGATACCATCGTTCGCCCACAAAGGAGTCAACGCTAAAAATGTGAGGATCTCGGTGGCTAAGTAGCCCGATTGCAAGCTCTCACTTCCATGATTCGTCACGTGGATGGATCTAGCAATTAGACATGACGACGCTACGGCGTACAACACGACGCAAGTCGTATAAAGCGACGGTTGTCGCACGGGGCCCCCCTGACATCGATACGGTGTCGGCTCCGTCCAGTGGCTTTAC